CCGCTGTCATTTACCCAATAGACGTTGACTGTCCCGGTCCCGGGTGTTGTCCCGCTTCTGGCCGTTATGCCACCAGTGGCGACAACTCCAATCAGCGTCCACGGATCGCCATAACCAGGCACACCCGGATGGATGCCCGACGGACCACCCAATCCGCTCGATGGAATCATGCGGATTAATGCGTCGGCGTCTTCGGAATTGAAGCCGAAAACCGGATCGCCGGCCATTAGCTTTCGATCCCATAGACAAGCGTTATCGTTCTTGCCGCCGCCTCGCTCGATCCGCTAACTACCTTTACGCTGGTAGGGGTGGCCGCACTACCGCCAAGGATTGCCCGAGTTGCGGTAGCGTCCAATGCAATATGCCGGCTGGTCCCGACCGTTACGCTGTACTGTGTCGCCTCCTTGTAGACCGGCTTGAATGTAGTGCCGCCATCGTCGGACACTTCAAACGTAAACGCTGTTCCGGTTAGTGCGGATGGCGTCACAACCGCCAGCAGTGTCTTTCCGCTCGGCACCTGCGCCGCTGTGCTGGTTGTTCCGCTGGATGCGATAGTTACGTTCGCCCGTTCGATACTGGTTGCCATGTTTAGAACCTCAAGAATGAATTGAAGTCGATCGCCTCTTTGATTTCCTTTTCCATAACGTGAGGATCGACCCCCACGCCAACCTGAACGCCTGCGGACGTTAGCCCTGCGTCGATCGTCTGCCCTCTTGCGTTGACGCATGGCACCAGCTGGCCGCTAACCTTCTGCTGCGTGCCATGGGAGACAATCTTGTCCTTCCAATTGTCTTTGCGGTACTTTAATTGGTACTCAATCCGCCAGCATGGGAAATTGTTGTAGGTCCCCAAGGTTGCCTTGCGGACCAATAGGTTAAGCTTCCACGCTGCGATACTTCGGAACGTTACGCTATTAACCGTATCGTTTCGATCCATGATGGCATCGAGCGTTAAACTGTCCGGTTCGAACTGGTAGAAGTCCAGCACGCTAATCACTCGGCTTCGCATCAGCGGTTCGGCAAAAGGAATTCCAGCCGTATTGAGAATGGCCGCCCCTGCGTTATCTTTGGTTGCCGCTTCTTGGTACGTCTCAAAAGTGATATCGTAGATCGGAATCCAGGTTGTGGGATTCGGATTGTTTGGATCGCTTGGATTCTGCTTTTGTTCTTCCTCTCCGGTGGAGAATTCAACCTTCACGTCCCAATAGTGCGGGTTGACTTCGGAGCGGTCGCAATCCTTGCTAACGCAAGTCCCGATGAATCCGCCGTAAGGAACGCCAACCACCGGCAAGCCGGGTGTAGTTAGTATGTTGATCTTGTCTTCGTATCGGTTGTCGCTGTAAACCAGCAACGTTGCGCGGTGGACGTAGATAAGGTTGGCACCCTGCTTGCGAAATCCTCCGCTATTGCCTTCCCGTCGCTCTCCAATCAGTTGCGTAGCCATCTATTAACGTCTCCGCTGTGCTGGTTGGATGTTGGCAATGTTGCTGCTCATTTCTTGGAGGATGGCGTTGCTGGCCTGCTGTTCGGCTAGTTGCTGGCTTTGTAGATCGATCTGCTGTTGCATCTGATCGATCTGAGGTTGGATAGTCATACGGTACGCTTCCGCACTGCCTGCCCGCACTAGCGAAGGTGCCTGAATCTGTGGAATCGATCCGGTTAACGCTGCACGCATGGCCGGCCCGAACTTTTCCAGTGCAACTTGTGCCAGTTCGTCGCCACCAATCAAGCCCTCGAACTGCGTCCGGAATGCCCGGACCTGTGAAGCCACCTTGTCAAACTCGGTAGCCGATTGCATCGCAGCATCACGGCGGACAGACTCGAAATCCTTCATCGCCTGTTGTTGTTTGGCTTGCTGGTCGACTAATGCCTTTTGCTTCTTCTCCCGCTCCTCAAGTGCAATCATCTCATCGACGAATTGCGTTGCCTGCTTGTCGCTCATGCCTTCGCGGACAGCCTTGTTTATCTCTGCCAACCGCTTGCCGTAGTTCAGTTCATCCTTACGGAACTGTAGGCTAGCCTGCTGCCTCTTAAAGACTTCGTCTTGTGCCGCCGCGATTCCGGCTAGCTCTTCTTGCAATTGTGCCGCCGCCTGTGCCTCTAGCTCGCCTTGCGTTTGCACTCGCTTTCCGGCGGCTTCGGCTTGCTTGTTCATGTCGTCTATCTCTTGCTGCATCTGTCGCAACTGGCTAGACGTCTTAATACCGAAGAAGTTGAAGAAGCTATCCTTCGCCGTAGACAGCTCTTTGGTCATCTGAATCAGGCTGTTGTTAATGCCTGTTAAAACGTCGGCAATCTCGATAAAAATGCCGATCTTAAAGCTGTTCCAAATAGACTGGAACACTTGCATCTGATCGTTAATTTCTTTGGCCTTTGCGATCTCCGCATCGGTCAACGGCCAGAAGAATTCATTCGCTTGGTCCTTTGCTCTGGCCAATTCGTCGGCCATCTGTCCAACTGCCAATGCTATCCGCTCGTCTCCGAATAGCTTCATCGCAATGGCCGACCGTGCGGCTGGCTGTTCGATGTTTGCGATTGCCTTGGATACGGCATCAAACTGTTCAACGGCATTCATCCCGGCAAGATCGGAAATGCTAACGCCGAGTTCCTCGAATATCTTTCGGCCCTTGCCCATTCCTAGCGACGCTTCGCCAACCATCCTATTCAAGTTGCGTAGCCCTTCGGTAGCCTGTCCAGCCGACACGCCACCGGCAAGCGATAGTGCGAACTCGAATTGTTTCAGCTCGTTGTAGGACACGCCAAGGATGCGGGCTAAATCGTCCTGCTGGTCGACCTGATCTAATGCCGCTGCGGTAAGCTTGTTCATCCCAACATAGGCCACCGGCAACGCGGCTCCCAGTGCGGCAATGCCACGCGTCGCAAGCGTCGACGTGCTAATGCCCAATGCACTAGCCGCCCTAGTGGCTAGTGTGCTTTCCAATACCATTTTGGAAAGGCTGCCGCCAGCCTTGCCTATGGCCGCCGTTGCCTTAGTGCTTCCAGCCGCAATGCTGTTGTACGCTTCGGCGGAACCGAATTCCATGGACAACTGGCGGTTGCGTTCTAACTGGGAATTCTGCTTGGCAAGCTCCACGCTCTGGCCGGCAACCGCATCGGAAAGCATTTCTTCGACCGCCAACGCTTGCCGCTGTGCCTCAGTCGCCTGTTGCGTTTCGGCCTTTACTCGCTGCAACTCCGCTCGCTTCTTTTCCAGCGCCGCAATCAGGGCTTCGTCCGCCTGCTCGCTGCTATTGATTCGCTTTTCCAGTAGGGCAATGTCGGCTTCCAGCTTTTGCGTCGGCTCTTGCGTCTCCCTCAGAATCCGCCGAATTTGAGACAGCTCATTGCGTGCGGAAGTAGTGTCCGCCGTTATGCCGATGGCCGCCGCTGCAACAGTCTTTGCCATCAACCTACCCCCGTTGCTTTCGCAAGTATGCTTCGCATTTCGTCGGCGGATTGTTGCCGCGTCAACCTCACCGGCTTGGCGGATCGTTCAAACCGATTCGGCATGAACGATTCCCAATCGCGGATCTCTTTTTTCATTCCACCAGTAGCCGCCACAATCGACATAAGGGCATCTAGCACGCTCGCCAGCGTAGCCGTCTGCATCCAGCCATCGCCAATCGGTTCCAGCGAATCAAACGCTTCCCAGAAGTCAATAACGGCCTTCGGCTGGCTGTCTAGCCAGCCTTCAACATCGGCAATCCCCCACGCCAAGCAAAGCTTAGCGGCTAGCCGTAGCCTCGGGGATTGCCTTAGTCTTTTCCCGCCGCTTCGGTGTCGTCCCGATCGAATCCGCAATGCTTGAAAGCCGCATCGTAAAGGTCGCCCATTACGCCAGCGTCCAAAGCCGACAACAGATTCCATTCGTTGTCATCAAATAGTCTTCGGCCATCCGAATCAACCAAGCAACGAACAAGCAACCGTTGCCGCATCGACGCCATCCGCTCTTTAGTGATCTTCGCTTTATCGAGGTCGAACCGCTCCGCCTCCCATGCGGACCACTCGGAAAGCGTCAGCGATTGCAATCGCCAATCGCCTTGGTTGAGGTATCGACGGCCAGAACGGGAAAGGATTTCTTCGCGGGTTAGTGGCATGCTCAGTCATCCTCTCCGGTTGCTGCATCGTCTTCCAGGATCGTTAGCTTGGTGGCCGGTGCGGTTGCCTTGCCGCGTACCACTTCGACTTCCTGGCGTATCTTGTCCCAAGTCTGCTGTGGCAAGTTTACGATCGGCTGAATGTGTGCCCCTTCATGGTGCCCCACGTAGCCAACGTGAACGCCATCGACGATCAAGATATCCTGATCGTGCGTAACCTCCACCAACCCTACCGCCGTCGTCATAATGCCGACGTGCGGACGCAATTCAACTTGCATCAATCAGGCCCCCTATCAAGTAGACTTCGTGTAAGCCGGCCCCGTTGCACCCGTCCAGCAAATCACGTAGGAGCCTTCCTGGATGGTTCCATTGGCAAGCTGTGGGTAGCTGAATTCTTTAACGAACGCAGTTCCGGCGTAACTGCCTGCGGTCGTTTCCCCGGTCCTGATTGGGAGCGTGATCGTCACCGTCTCGGACGCACCTCCGATTGTAGGTGGCGCAAGGAACGTGTCAAACAGCACATTCACTTTGATATTGCCAGCGTCCTTTAGGTCGCTTGCGATCTTCCGCTTGAATCCGGTACTGTCCAGCGTCGAAACATCGAGGTCATCAATGCTTTCGGTCCATGCCTCGATGCTTCGCACCTTGGCCGCGTAACTGCTCGTTCCAAAGGTAATCGTCGCTCCGTTCCCGGTATCGCCAAGAATCGTAGATTGTGCCATCAGCCTTCCCCTTCCTGATAGTGAACCATCAAATCAAAACTGTTAACGTACCGAAGCTCTTGGCTTCCGTCGGTCGGCGGCTCCATGAATGTAGTTTCACCATCGACCAATTCGACGCCCCGGATATCTACGCCATTGGTCAGCCCACGAAGTGGAATCACTCCGCATTGCTGAATCGTTTGGGCGATGGTGTTGCTTGCACTTCGCGTTAGTGCGTAGCAATCAAATTGAATTCGGCACGACGCCAACCCAGCCAATCGGGAAATGGTGTGCTGGTGCGTCGTGCTTATCTTGCTGTACGTTACGGCTGGCATGGTGGCATTCTGCGGCAACGCATCGGGAAACATGCGGGTGCTTATCAAAGCGGATACCGCCGATCGCCCCACAATGTATTGCCGGATTGCCGCACCAACATCAGCCATTGGCCATCGCCTGTTCTAGTGAATTAACGAACGCCTGAATTGCCGCGTCTTGTGTTTCGTCCAACGCCTGCTTCATAAAGTTTCGAGTTTGCTTGAAATGGGTTACCTTTATGGGCGTGTAGTTTTTGCCCTGCCGGACGTATGTAGTTCCCGGCTTGCCCCAGTAGTATTGAACACGCCCAGCAGCATACACTTTAGCCCCGTAGTTAAAGTGCGCTTTCGATCCGCCAAGCTGCCAGATTGGGCCAACAATAACCTGCCCGCCCTTGGTCCGCTTCCGGATAACGTAGCCGATGGTGTCCTTAAGTTGTCGGCTCCATTTAGCGGTGCCTGCTTGCTTGGTCGATCGCTTGCGACTGTTGCCGGTCTGCTGTCCGTCTGGGGCCAAGTCTTTTGCTCTTGCCGCAACCACTTCACCCGCCGCCGCCAATGCTTTATCGAGTGCCTTAAAACGCATCGTCTCCGGTATCTTCTCGATCTGCTCTAGCGACTTTAGGTCGATCGTGAATCCTACCTTTAGTTTATTGCTCATTGGTCCAAGGCCCTGCAAAATAGCTCGAGCATTCGCAAGCCGCCTTCGACGCGTCGGATGTTTACAATGCCATAGTTTCGGCCATTGAAAACAACGCGGTCCGTCTCTTCGATGCCTTGCAAGTAGCCGATATTAAATACCGCACCAATGCCGGCTTCGATCTGCTTGCCGCGTAGCGTCTCGGTTCCGCCAGTATCTTCAAACGCTGCCGGAACTGATGCGTATCGATTGGAATAAGTAACGACTGGCTGGCCGGCATCGTCCTGAGCGGTCGTTACCTTGCGGATGGTGATCCGCTCTCGCCTCTTCCCTGTCCGGCCAACTCGAAACGTCATGGATAGCTTGGCCTCATCCAGCGCCGCATAATTCGTTCGTGTGCCGCTTCGCTGTAAATGACGTCGTTAGAAAGCTGGTCGCGATTCTCAAATAGGTAGCCGATCTTTAGCAGCATCGCTTGCCGCAAGGATGCCGGAACGGTCGCCGCAGATGTGTAGCCAGCAACGTAGGTCACTTTAACCGCATCCCATCGGTCTGCGGTTGTCGGCCAATCTTCTTGGTACTTTAGCTCGATGCGTTCCTTCGCTGGGTTCAGGTGCCATATCGAACTGGACAGCGTCTGGAGCGCGTTGCCATCGTCATAGTATTGAACGCTGGTAACGCTCTGCACTGGTCGCCGCTGCAACTGGATAGCCTCCGTGAAGCCTGCTTGCATATGCTCAACGGTCTGAGTAAGCAAAGCCAACCCGCAATCCCGCTCAACGGAATCGCGGGCGACTTCAATCAGCAACTGCAACTGCTCATCGTGGGCGTCGTCCGCCTCCAGTAGCTCCAGTTGCTTTTTTGCCTGCTTGATGCTGACCGGCTCGCTGGCTGGTGGCGTCAGAATTCTGGTGTGTACTTCCAGTGGATTCCAAGTTGCCATCTTCCAACCTCTTCGCAAAGCCAAGATCGATCATCAACAAGGCTTGCCCAAGGGGCGGTCGCAGACGGTGCCCCGCCTGCAACCCGTTCCACCCTTGGACTAACTCAACGTCCAGTTCATCCATGGAATCAACCACGAATAACCGAACCGTTGGCAATGCCGGCAACCGTGCCATCATTCAACGCATCGCGGGAAAGAACCGCAACCGCAGCAAGGTAGGTTCCGGTCGATCCATCGCCAGCCGTTGCAACGATGTTCCAGTATCGACGCTTTCCGCGAAGATCGACTTGAAACACGAAGACTTCATTGTCATCAGTAGCCGATGGCAAGCTGGTTGCATTCCCGGCGATGTCAACACCGCCCGAGAAGTTCAGCCCGGTAACATCCGTCAGCGTCCCGGAAGTGTCGCCGCTCTGAAGCTTCAATGCCGCCATGGCGATATCGGTTGCACCAAGGTTGCAGACTACCGTTAGGTAGCTAAACCCCTTGGTATCAATCTCAACCGAAGTAAAACTGGCGTTGTCGCGAATGACGGCGGGCGGAATAAGGTTGACGTATCTTTGATCCTGTCCGTGATTCATGTTCTATTCCTTGCGTTTGAATTCGATGGAAGAAAAGCCAGCCCAGCAAGTCGCTAGGCTGGCTACGTTTCAGACGATGGCTTAGGCCATCTTGAGAGCGACAACCGGACCGGCTGCGGATGCGGTGCCGACTTCATGGACCACAATGTCCACTCGCTCAGTGGCTCGCAAGCCGATCTGATCGAATTCAAAGTAACGGCTTGCATCAGCCTGCACGTTGATGCCTCGACGGGTGCCCATGGTGGCCGCCAATCGCAGGTCGCCAATGAATCCGTAGGTTGCCCCTGATTGCGCCCCAAGCGTCACCGGCATCACCTGAGTGAATACCACCGGATAGCCAAGGAACTGGAGAACCGGACCATTGCCGAGGTCAACAACGCTGTTGCCACCAGCCGCCACCTGCAATCGTGCCATCGAAGCTTCGTAGCCCTGCTTGCTAACAAACCAAGCGGACTGCATTCCGTTATAGAATGGAAGCTTCGCCATTGCCGAATGGAAATCGGCAAGAGTCAATGCACCGTAAGAGGTGGCCGAAGCTGCGGCTGAAACAGAGCCAGCCGCAACGGCATTCTTAACCCCGACGATTCCGCCGTAGGTGGAGGTGCCATCGCCAAGGAATCCGCACTCGTCTTCCTTCACGCTGAACGCCCACGCCATTTCCTGAGCCAGCGTATCAGCGATCGAAACAATCGCGTCTTCGCTCAGCTCATTTGATACGCGGGTCAGTGCCGCAAGCTTCTTCGCGACAAGCTTTGCATTCCCGACCGCCATGTCGCTGGCGGTAACTTCGGAATTTTCCGAAACGAAATAGGCAGTCACCCCGCCGATCCGTCGCGGAACATCCAAGGTGTCGGCGGTCATCGGCACGTTGCGGACATTCTGCCGGAAGACGCCATAGCTTTCCCGCAGGTCAACGATTGCCGATTCCATTGGCGAAGGAACAAGGAAGCCGCCCTTGTTGTTGTCGCTCTCGCCCATGGCCGCTTTGATGCCATGATCCTCGCACCACTGCCTTGCGCCAGCGTTGCCAAGGTATGCGCGAATCGCCTGCCCAGAAACGTAGGCGTCTTCGTCGGACTTGAACGCCTGCAGCGGACCTGTCCGCATAGCATGCGAAGGAATCTTGATCTTGATGGCTTTGGGGTCGCGGTCCAGTGATTCACTGGCTTTGCGTCCGACGTTGGCCGCCACGATGGCTTCAACCTTTTCGGCTCTTGCCAATTCAACCTTCAACCGGTCAATCTGGCCCTGCTTATCGCCAGCCCCCAGAATGCCGTCGATCTCCGTCGACTCTTCGGTCGACAAGTCGCGGGCTTCGCTGGCCGCCACTTCCGCGATTGCCTTGGCCTTAACCGCCAAGCCGTCGATCTCTTCCCTTAGCTGCTTGCTGTTCTTCATCGCTTGCCCTTTCAATGGTGCCGGCAAGCGTCAAAACGAAAACGGCGATCGCTGCCGGCTGTT